AACTTCGAGCCGTTGCCTGCATTTTTCTTGTTAGCCCTCTTATTACCTTTATGACACTACAACGCAAACTCACTCAATGGACGGAATGTGCGCCGGAAGAAATGGCGAAGATGTCGCCAGCGGCAATCCAATACGCGCTGGCCGACGCCAAGGCGGACATCATCACAATGGCGCGACTGCTATGCCAAGCAGGGTATCCACGTCGTGGAACGGCAGAAGAAACCCAAGACATCTACGCCTTCGCTGAAAAGGTGCAGGCACTCATCCCACACGCTGACGCGGTAGAGCTGGGCTAACGATTAAAATCAGGCAACGACGAGCTTAGCAAGCCGCCGCAGACATCCAAAACTTTCTCCAACGCCTTGCGCATCGGCACTTATCGAAACCATAAATCTATTCGAATCACTATCAAAAAAACCTTAGCCATTTAACAAAATGATCCCCAACATTCCCCTCTCCTCCGTCGTCACTCGCGTCGCGCCTCCCACCGGACCGCGACGTAAGCTCCTCCACCACCTGTCCGACAACGACTACGAACTCCAGATCGACAACACTTCCCTCACCACATTCCAAGAATGCGACCGCTCCGCTCTCTGGTCGCTTGTCCACGGTCGCAAAGCCTCGCCATCCTATGCTCTCATCTACGGAAAGATCGTTCACCACTGTTTAGAGCAGCTATACGCTGCGAAGCGTTCCGGCGCGACACCTGATGAGACGAAAATCCTCGCCAGTGCGGAGGCTATGTTTCAAGACACGCCGCCGCCAGTGGGCGAATGGAGAACGTTCGACAAGCTCTCTGACATGTTCCGCCGCTATGTGAAACGCTATGAGGGCGAAGATCAGACGATGCGGATCGAGTCGGTCGAGCGCGCGTTCGCTCAGCCTCTTATGTCCGTCAGGCTCGACACGGTCTTGCCGTTCGACGGCGAGCTTCTGACAGACAGAACAGATGGCAAGACGGAGGTCTTGGGAACGTATGTCGAAAACCTCTTCGTCACATGGACCGGTGTGATCGACATCATGGCGGAGCAGAATGAGAAACACTGGATCGTTGACCACAAGACGAACTCGGTCGAAGGGCCGAGCTTCTGGACCTCATTCGAACTTTCTCAGCAGTTCCACGGCTACGTCTGGGCAGCGCAGAAAATCGCCGGACATCTGTTCGACGGCGCGATCGTCAACGCTATCTACGGCACAGCCCCTGCGAAGACCGCCGCGACTCAGAAATCACACCGAGACAAGGAGTTCACTCGGCAATACTACTATTACAAACAGGAGCACGTGGAAGAATGGGAAACGAACACGAAGCGGACGATTGAAAACTTCATACATGAGTTGACCGACGTCAACGGCTTCCCGATGAAGCCTCATCACTGTGTGCACAAGTTCGGCACTTGCAAGTTCCATGACGTGTGTCGACTCGTGCCGCAGCAGAGACTGACGATGCTGAATAGCGACCAGTTCGTGCCAAATGTATGGAACCCTTTAGATTAACAGAAACAAGATGAAAACATTCGACGAATACCTAGCCTCCAAACCGGCAGGCGCTATCCTACTTCTCGGCTCTCCAGGAGTAGGCAAGACAACCCTCGCGACGCAGCTTCCGCGTCCGGGGCTGATCGAACTCGACAACAACATCCGTGGCCCTCTGAAAACCATTGTCGAGCAGAAGCTCAAGACAGCGATCAAGTTTGACGTGCCGCATATCGACGCGTCCGGCAAGACCGTTCCAAGACAACAACGCTGGAAAGCCTTCGCTGCCTCGGCCGCGACCTTCGTCGCCGATCCGTCAATCGACACTATCGTCGTAGACTCTCTGACGCTCTGGCAGCAATACCTTGAGGACGAGGTCCGCCTCCAGCAAGGTCGCAAGATGGCAGACAATGTGAAGACATTCGTCGACGAGCCTCTAGCGATTCAGGACTGGCGGCCCTTCGCTGGACTCGCCAAGGAGTGCATCATCATGCTGAAGAGCACAGGAAAGCGAATCGTCTTCATTGGACATATCGACGATCGTCCTGACGAGTCTAAAGAAACTCCTAAGGATGGCTCCGGTGCGCTGATGAAATACGTCAACTTCCCTGGCCAGCTTCGCCTAACGATGGCCGGACTCTTCGACGACGTTTGGTTCATGACTAGCGAGTCGAAGATCGTCGGACAGACTCGGACGCAGATCCGGACGATTCAAACAGCGACCTCAGACTTCCGCGACGCGACCCTTGGGCTTAAAACCTCCTACAACGTCCCGTTCAAATGGGACGTGACGGACCTTAGCAAACTCGACTCTGCGCTTTCCCTATGAACACAGCAATTAAAATCACAGCGATAGTAACACTTGCCTTATCAGCTATTACGATTCACGGCTGCGCACAGTCTGCGGCGACAGATCGCGTAATGGTAAAAGCTGGCCTTGTAATGAAGCAAGTTCCAGCAACGCAAACATGGATTTAAACCAAACCAGAATGAACCTCCTTGCTTCTCATGACTAACAAACAACACGACGGCTGGCAGACCCTAGTCTTTATCTGCTGTTGTCTGATCTGCCTGACAACGCTTCTCCTTCCTTCTTGTAAGGAATCAGCACGCGCCCAATCAACTACCTCCAAATGAGCATCTTATTCTTCGACACTGAAACAACCGGACTCCCAGCCAAGGGCCAGTATGACAATCCCGACCATCCTTCAACTCCCAAGCTCGTCGAACTCGCGGCGATACTCTTCTCCGACACTGGCGAACGCTTGGAGGAACATGTCGCTATTATCAGACCTGACGGATTCGAGATTCCTCTGGGCGCTTCAAACGTCCACGGCATCACTACTGAACGTGCTCTCGCAGAAGGCCAGCCTCTCGACGCAGCCCTCGGCCCGTTCCTCTCAATGTTCGAACAAGCCTCCGTGCTTGTCGCGCATAACCTCCAATACGACTGGCTCGTAATCCGCCGAGCCTTCAAGGACGGAAACCTGCCGCCTCCAGCGAATCGAAACGAGATCAAACGCTACTGCACAAAGGACGCTACAACTGACATCTGTCGCATCCCGACTCGCTGGGGCGCGTTCAAGTGGCCGACTCTCATGGAGGCTCACGTTAAGCTCTTCGGCGAGGAGTTCTCCGGCGCACACGGAGCCCTTGCTGACGTCGAAGCCTGTGCTCGTGTCTATTTCCACATCAACCAAGTGAAACAATGAAGCTCACAGTTCCCTCAGTCCGCTACAAAGCTCGAACGTTCGATCCGGTCATTGAGACACTCGCCGTAGGGACCTCCAATCGCAACGACAAAGTCCTCATCGCCACACATGAGGTCTACATCTCAGACCTTATCAAAGCGATCGAGCAAGTCAACGACACGTCTATCACACGCTACCTCACACAAGCCCAGCGTGACGCGATCTATGAGGAGAAGCTTGTCGAGATCCAGCGCAAGCCAAAACTTCCAGACACCTTCACCGAATCCGTCTCATGACCTCCGCATTCATCGTCACCCTCGACACACCCGAGGTGTCTGCCGCGACTCTAGCAGGACTCGCGGAGCAAATCTCCGAGTCCTGTCAGGACGACGGCCTCTCCGTAGTCTCCTGCGTGCCTTACAAGCACCCGACGCTAGGAGAGGCCGACGAAGGACTTAGCGCGCCTAATCCCCTTGGTGTGATCGGAAATGGGCTTTGGTAAAAGAATTTGAACGCACCAATGCGTTCGATACAGAAACAAGAAACACAAACAGAAAGACAACAGACATATGTTCGACCTTAATATCAACCTGAAAAACGTAGACACATCCTTCCCTTCGATCGCCGTCGGTGACGTGTTGTCGAGTGTCCTCTCCGTTGTGCCTGAAGAATCCAAGAAGACTCCCGGTCTGTGGATGCTGAAGGTCAGCTTCGAGACGCTCGCTCCGACCACGGACACGAAGGGCAAGGACTTGCCTCCGGGATTCAAATACGCTGCGCGTATCACTCTGCCTGGACAGTCCGGTGCGGAGGAGCACGACGAGATGCGTCTCAAGAGCCTCTGCTTGTTCATCGATGGTTGCCTCGGCACCTCGACGGAAGCAGGCGATCGCCCTGGACTTAACGAGGCGATGAGTCTCGTGGTCGGCAAGCAAGTGCTTGTCAGCTTCAAGAAGTCCAAGGACGACCAGTTCGGAGAAACTGAAGTGAAAGGATACAAGCATGTCCAAGCGTAAAACAACACCGAAGCGCGATCCGGTCAGGCGCGGATTCGTGCCGAACGCCATGCAGTCTGCTGGTCCAGATATGGACAAAGCTTGGAATCCTGTCTCTCAAGAGTATTCGAAAAAGAAACTGTTCACACAACAGGATCTTGACGAAGCACTCCACAAGGCGAGGCCGAAACCGAACACGCTGGAGGAAATCTTCCAGAAGAAGGAGCTTATTAAGGAACTCGAGGACAACCTTGAGGCCACGAAGCGCCGCGTGCTCGAAATCGAAGACGTCTTGAAAGAGCAGCAGTCGGAAACGACGAAGCTTAAAGAGAGGCTGATCGTCGAGCTTCGACAGTAGGTGGCAAAAACTTGGTGCGGAGGCGTGTTTGCAAATGACCTGCCTCCGCACCTTGCCACTTTTCCCGCCGTTTCCCGCGCCCTAATATCTTTTGCGCGTATTCATACTAAGCGCGAAACGGCCTGCCAGAACGCCCTAAATACCATAACGCCATCATGACGATTCACCTATCAAACCCTGCGCACACCGCGTTAATCTCGCTACTCTGCATGTTCCTTGTTTTCATAGGAACTTCTGTAAAAACGGCAGAGACTGAGGCTTTCGCCGTAATCAGCCTCGTAGTTTTCGGTATCTGCCTGCTACTTTCACTCGTCGTTCTAATCTTCTCCTCTCTCTAACATGCCATACTCCCCCGACCACGCTACCGCCGCTCTCTCCCTCCCTCTCTCCTCCATTATCATCCCTGACCGGATGCGGCGAGACACCAAAGATCACCGCGAGTATATCGAAAACGAACTCCTTCCCTCCATCGCCGAGCACGGCCTCATTCAGCCAATCAACGTAACTCGCCTCTCTTCTCCAGTCCAAGGCAAGAACATCCAAGGCCTCCTCATCCAGTCCGAGTATCTACTCGTCGCAGGCTGGTCACGCCTCACTTCCTTCTCCCTCCTCTCCTATGAAGAAATCCCCTGCAACTACTCCTCCGACACTCCCGAGCACGAGCGCCTCGCACGTGAGCTTGAAGAAAATATCCGCCGAAATCCTATGTCATGGCAGGACATTGCAGTTGGCATCGCTCGAACTCACAATGCCAAGCTCGCCGAGTGCGCGCTCGAAAACCATTCAAAAAATCTCACGGGCTCGAATCGCCTTACGTGGGGCCAGTCGCAAACTGGACACTTGGTTGGCACAAATGTTGCCCACGTCTCCGAGTCCCTCATGCTCGCCAAGCTCATCCTCTCCGGCGACAAAGAAATCATCGACGCACCGAACCCCACAGAAGCTAAGCGCATCCTCCTCCTCCGCAAAGAAGACAAAGCCAAGTCGATCCTCCTTGCTAGACAAAAAGCCTCAGTCGCCAAGGTCACTGATGTTATCAAGCGGACAACAAAACTGGATACTGCTGAGAAGAACGCCGGTAGCGTTCATCCAGCGCGCCAAGCTCCTAGCATCCTAGGCCAAGGGCTTAGCTCTCCTAGTCCCTCCCCTGTCCAGACCATCGAGCTTTCCAAGATGCTATTCAACATGTCTTGCACTGGTCCTCAACTCGACGGTTCGCCATCGTGGTTCGATCAGGCTTCTCCTGAGTGCATCGACTTGATCTACACCGACCATCCTTATGGGATCGACATGGACAATCTCGACGACATGGTGAACGTTGAGCGCGTCGCGGACGAGCACGATGTGGAAGAGAACCTCGACCAGATGCCTCTCTTCCTCAAAGGCGCCTACAAGGTTTTGAAGGACAAATCCTACCTTTTGTTCTTTATGGATCTCAAGCACTGGGAGAAGCTTCGCGACTGGGCGGAAGAGGTCGGGTTCAGTGTCCAGCCTTATCCTGTCATCTGGAACAAGCTCCACTCCTGCAAGTGTCGCGCCGCTGGTCAGTGGTGGACGAAGTCGCACGAGACTGTCATGGTTTGTCGTAAGGGCAAGGCTACGCTCGGCAAGGCTATGACGCGCTCAGTCTTCGACGCGTCTGGCGCAGCGGAGCGCAAACTTCAGAGCAATCCGTTCTCGAAACCCTTTGCTTTTAGTCAGTGGCTTCTCGAACCTGTCCTTGTCCCAGGCATGACGGTTCTGGACTGCTACGCCGGAGAAGGCTCACTGCTCCGTGCAGCGGTCAATCTAGGCGCGAACATTGTCGGAGTCGAGAAATCGACAAAGCACTTTCCTCGGCTCGTCGAACATATGAAAGAACTATACAAGGAAATCACAAATGGAAAGGTCGAGTTTGTATGAAAATGATCCGTCGCTTCTTTCGCCGACTCTTTAACCTCCCAGACCTTCGAATCCTCCGCATCTCCCGCGCCGAATGCACGTGGCAGATGCTGCATCTCTACCCGAAGCAGACCTTCCAGATTTCCTCTGGCGTCTGGTGTGACGCACGCTTTACTGCTCAGCTAGTCAAGGCTTACAAACCAGATCTTGTTGAATACTCCTCGTGAAAATTCCCCCGAACAAACAATGGATCGCTGACACGCTCGACATCCTCAAGAACCGCTATCTGCGTTCTGAAGCAGAGCTTATCTGGATGCAATGGGCAGAGGCCCGCCTCCAGCAGCTCAAGACGAGCACAACAGTCTCACTCGACTCCTTAATCTAATGTCTAAAATCGTCCCAAACGAGCCACCCACGCTCCTCTCCCCTCTCCCTTATCGCCTTGCGATTATCGGTGACTGTCCACGTGAGTCCGATGAGGACGCAGGTCGGCCATTCACCGGAACTCACGGCCAATTCCTCAACTCAGTCCTTCAACAGCATGGAATCCTTCGCTCAGCCTGTCTCGTCGCCAATGTCGCCGACACTTATGTCAACCTCACACCAAGCCGCGGTTCAAAAGTATCAAGACCTTATTCGCGAGACGAATACCTTACCCTTGAAAGAAGTAAGGAGGCGCTTGTGGCTGAAATCGCGAGCTTCAAGCCTAACGCGATTCTACTCCTCGGAGACCTACCCCTTCAGATTGCAGGAATACAGCACGGTTCGTCAGTCTATCGAGGCTCGACGTTCATCTGCCAAGAAACGTCGTCACCTTTCTATGGCCTCAAATGTATCTCTTCCCTCCACCCCGTCGCGCTATTCAAAGAGTTCGAGAAGCTTCCGCTTTTCTCCTTTGACGTCAAACGTGCAAAAGAAGAAGCGCACTCTCCCACCCTCACGCGACTTGATCGTAGCTACGAAGTTGACCTTGGAGCACAGGAGATCATTTTTAGACTCGATGCGATTTCCGACGGTCAACTCGTCTCTGTGGACATTGAGGGTGGCGTTCAAGAGGGCATTACGTGTATTGGCTTCGCCACGTCTTCAACGTCAGCTTTCATTGTCGCGCCCTCTTCCTTCGCCTCGTCGGAGCAAGTCCGGATCCTGAAGGCCGTCCATCGTGTCTTGTCCTCCGACAAGATCCCGAAGGTTCTCCAGAACTCTCTCTACGATAGCTTCTGCCTCTCCTGGAAATGGCACTGCCCGATTCGCAACGTCCGCCACGACACCATGCTCATGTCATGGGAGCAGTATCCGGAGCTTCCCAAGGGATTAGGCACGCTAACTTCACTACACACGGACGTTCCATATTATAAGTTCGAGCGGAAGATCGCGGATAAGCGAACGCATCATCGGTATTGCTGCACGGACGCAGCGGTAACGTTTGAGATCGCGCAGAAGATTGACTCGTCGTTCACCGATGCGCAACGTCTGCACTATGAGTTCAACATGCAGCTTCTTCCCGCGATGATGTATATGGAGATGCGTGGGATCAAGTATGACATGGAGAAGGCGAAGGCGAGACACGCTGAGGTTAGAGTCCAGCAGATGGAGCTTCAGTCGCGTATCGACAAATACTGCGGGTTCGCCTTGAACGTGAACTCGCCGAAACAAATGACTGAGGCGCTTTATCGGCGGCTTGGTTTTGAACATCAATACAAGAAAGAAAATGGACGAAAAACCTCTAGCCTCACCGCTGACAGCGAATCTTTGCTTAATCTCGCTAAAACAGGATCCAGCTTCATATATGATATTCTTAAATGGCGCGCTCTGGACGGCCAAAGAAAGCAACTCGAAGTATCATCAGATAAAGATGGACGCGTTCGATGTGCTTACAATCTTGTTGGAACAGAAACCGGTCGCCTCACTTGTTATGAGTCACCCACAGGAAGTGGCACTAACCTTCAAACAATCATGAAATCAAACCGCGACCTTTATATCGCGGACGACGGCTATGACTTTTTCCAGTGTGACTTATCAGGCGCTGACGGCTGGACAGTTGCGGCACACTGCAAACGTCTCGGAGATTCTACTCTCTATGATGACTACCTCAACGGCATTAAGCCAGCACGAGTGCTTGCAGTTATGCAGGCCGCGGGCGCTGGCGGATACGCTGTGGCAGGTCTACCAGTCGCCGAGCTCAAGGCTCTAATCAAATCCTCCACTATCGACGAAGGCACTTACAACGCCTGTAAGATGGTTCAACACGGATCGTCCTATCTGATGAAAGGTCAGATGATGTCGGTCAATATTCTCAAGCGTTCGTGGAAAGACACGGGCGTGCCACTCTATATCGACAAGAAAACCTGTGAGCGCCTCCAAATGCTCTTCCTTCAAGGCCGCTATCGAGCTATACCTAAGTGGCAAGACTGGGTCTTCAAACAACTGGAACGCTCTCGAACACTTGACTGTGCGTCTGGTCATATCAGAACTTTCTTCGGAAGGCCTGGGCAGACCGACACTCAAAGAGCTGCGCTTTCTCACGAGCCTCAAGCGAATACAACTTATGCGACGATGCTGGCCCTTCATAGACTCTGGCACGATCCCGACAATCGACGCTCTGATGGCTCCTTACGAATCGAGCCGCTGCATCAAGTCCACGATGCGCTCTGCGGACAATACAAGTCTGAAGATCGTGAATGGGCCGTAGCGAAGCTCCGTTCTTACTTCCAAAATCCGATCACCATCGCAGAACAACAAATCGTGATCCCCTTCGAGGGCGGATACGGTCCAGACTGGAAACACACAAATGAACCAATATGAGTGAACGTAAAATAATCACGGACAACGTTCGTCCTCCTATACCTACGCGATACCACGACTGGTGTGCTTACTTCGAAGGCGAAGAAGAAACCGGCGTGGCTGGTTGGGGACAAACAGAAGAAGAGGCGATAAAAGACCTCAAAGAAACCGATGACTGGCTTCAAAACAAATGACCCCATCTGAGCATCGCCAGCATTTGCTGTCAAAAATCATCAACGAAGGCTCGGTCGAACTTCCTCTCAAGTTCTTCTTCTCCTTCGTCTTTCCTGACATGTCGTTCTCCGCTTGGAAGCTACGACATAACGTAGTGTCTGACGTGTATGATCTCGAAGATCGACACGGAAGAAAACACCAGTTTATCGAACTTAGATTTTTAAAGGAGGACGAACTTTGAAGCCCATGCTCGCCTTTCGTTACAACGATCACAAATCCTCTGTAACCTACCCCTGCTATGTCCAACCAAAATACAACGGAGTCCGCTCTCTTGCCGCAGGAGACCAGATTCAATCCTCTTCTCGCGGCCTCGCCGAGCCAAAGCTCTACGCACCGAATCGACTTCGACTTATCCGAGAGGCCCTCGGACGCCTTCCTCAAGGCTATTGCTTCGATGGTGAGATCTATAAGCACGGCTGGTCCTTGCAGAAAATCAACGGAGCCGCCGGTATCGGTCGCCTCGAGGACAACGACGCCACGGATCAGCTTACCTACGTCATCTTTGACGCAATCAAGCACGATGATCCGCATGTGCCATTCTCACGTCGCTATGAGCGCCTTGTCTCAATGGTCCGACACTTCTCCGGTCCACTCCGCCTTGCCACTACAGTCTTTGCCGGAAATGAACCTCTGGCGGATCGCTGTTTCGAGCAGTTCAAATCCGAAGGCTACGAAGGAATGATGTATAAGCTCGACGAGCCTTACGGCTTTGTCGAGAACTGCGGCAACAAAGAGAACCGATGGAAGCGAATGCTCAAACGAAAGGACTGGCTCGATGAAGAGTTTGAAATACTTGATATTGAAGAAGGGACGAATTCCAATGAAGGCCGAGTCGGCGCGCTTGTCTTTAAAGCCTCGAACGGCCAGCGCTTCACGGCAGGCTCCGGCCTATCCTCGCACCAACGTGACGAATTCTGGTCCTCGCCTCCCATCGGACGCCTCTGCAAAATCCGCTACGAAATGCTCTCAGACGACGGCATCCCACTCAAACCAACGATAGAATATGTCTTTGATTAGATTATGAAACTTACGATTATAATTGACTGGCCCAAAGAGGTTATGGAACGACACAGATTAACGGCGGAACAGATTCATGCCGCAGCGGCTGAAATTGAGGCTGATGTTCGAGATGGTGCTTTACTGGAAGGCGGAACATTTGAAATCTCTGTTACGGATTAAACTGATTTAAACCAACGATAGAATACGTATTCGACTAGCATGAAACTCTTCCATCTCACTCTCTGCTTCATCAAGCATCCTCCGATCGAACTCGACGCTCGCTTCACTTCGCCTCCTCGCTTCTTTGTCCACGAAGGCGTCGAGTTCGTCCTGATGGCTGTCGATGACGAAAACTCCAAAGTCCTCTATCGTGAACGCGTCTGATGAACTTTCTCTCCAACTACCTCCTCTACGCGTCCGCCAATGAAGCACCTACGATCTACCACCAATGGTCTGCACTCTCCTCCATTTCTCACCTGATCGGCCCACGCGTTTGGACACATATGGGAGGAAACCTCTTCTTCTTCCCCAACATGTATGTCAACCTTGTCGGCGACCCGGGCCTTAAAAAGTCCACCGCCATGAAGCAGGCGCAGAAGCTGGTCGAGTCCGTCAAAACCATCGCCCAGTCTCCAGCTTCGATCTCAGTCGAGGCCTTAGTCCAGCTAATGGCACGAGAAGGCTCGCCTTGCAAGAAGCTTTATCAGTATGAAGGGAAGTCGGTGAACTATACTCAGCTGTCGATCTTTGCGAACGAGATCGTGTCGTTGTTGAACGCGAGCGGCAATCCCGCTGGCATGATCGAGTTCTTGACAGACATCTGGGACCGATCTGGAGGCGAGTATCAGCAAACGTTCAAGAACAAGGGAGATAACTTAATTGTCAGACCTTATGTCACAATCCTCGGATGCCTCACACCGGATACGATCAAGTCACTTGTCGCAAGCAAAGTGGTCGGTTCAGGAATGTCTAGACGATGTCTATTCGTCACTGCTACTTCTAACAGCGAGCCAAGAGACTTCATCAATGTCACACCGGAGCAGCAGGCAGCGTGGAAGGAATGTCATAGACATGCGCAGGATTTGCAGAAGATCGCTGGCCAGTTCTCTTGGGCGCCTGCTGCGAAAGCATTTTATTCCGAATGGTATAAGCCATTCACGGCGAGCATCCCGAAGGTCCAAAGTCCGACGTTGAAGCTCTTCTATATGTCGAAACCTGAATACACGATCAAGACCTCAATGCTCTTGTCCTTGTGTCAGTTTCCGCCTGTCTTAGAGCACCAGTTAGACACGTTCAAGCAGGCTCTGGCAATGATCTCGCAGATCGAAGACGGAGCCGTGAAGCTGTTCGAGTCGACGGGCAGGAACGAATTGTCGACAATCGCACAAGACGTCGAGCGCTACTTCTCCGCGCGCTCGAATGAGACAATACCTTATAGTGTTGTCAAGGTTCAGTTCTGGAAGGATCTGAAATCAGGAGACGAGCAAGAGCTTGTGTCTATTCTGACACACCTTGTCGAGACAGGAAAGTTAGAGCAGACAAACAAGATCGAATCCGCAGGCATTACAAAATATTACACGCACAAAAAATGAACTTTATCCTCACACCGAAAGAAGCAACAGAAAACGCCCGTCGCATTGGGTTTGCAACGGGCGTTCTTTGTAGTTATCCAACAGACGAAGACAAACAAGACGCGATTAGTAAGCTAAACGAAGTCTTCAAAACTGGCGCTTGGGTCGAAGACTCGTCTGGAAAGGCGAATACTCCTGTCCGAGCTGATCGTTCTGATAATCCACAGGACGCGGCCGAACAGGACGTCCGCCAAGCATCTGAATCGTTTGGCTCACGTATGACTGCCGAGCAACTTGATTTGCTTCTGGCAAAGTTACGCCCAACACTCGCGCAGTTTGCATCAAGTGCTGAGAAGCTTGTCCAGATACCTTCCGGACATCTTCAGGAAACGCTGCTTCAGCTGCCTTCTCAGCAACTCTTCTTGCTACGCTTTGCGTGTTCTCCGCGCCTCCAGAGTTTGCAACTATACGACGAACCAAACCTTGAGCTTCTTGTGGATCTGACTTCAGAGCATCAAGGACTTCCATTATCTGTGCGTTTTCGGACGAGCTTTCTGCGGAGAGTTCACTCGTTCTTATCGACTTATACTTTTGCAAATTTGCCAGCCGCTGCGGATTGAACCCCATAGCATACGCCATGCTTTCTCCTTGATCCAACGGGAACCTCTTACCACCTGAATCAGTCGCGTCACCGCCGTTCTGCCAGAGCTTAATCGCTCTCTTGAGCGACAGTGGCGCGATTTTGCTTGCGGCTCCTGCGAGGTCTCCATTCGCCGCGCTCTTCAACCCGCCAAGCACGCTCGCCACGACGCTACCCGTCGGGCCAAACACGGCATCGCCACTGAAACCGTCATATGAATTCAGACCAAGAACCCCATTCACAGCCATCCTTGAACCCATATCAACTGGCAGGCCCGTTGACGCAGCTGCGTAGTTTGCTGCTCCGTTCATCACGATGTTCGCTAATCCACCGCCTTCTTCCTTATCATCGTTTAGAAGTTGTCCTAGCCGTTGATACAATTGCCCCGTATAATTCTGCCCTGTTGTCTTTTCTAACAACTTTAGAGTGGCTCCAAGAAACGGCATACCCAGGAGCCCCGCCGCCCCGAGTTGAATGCCGAGTAGACTCAACGCCCCCGCTCTTGCGTTCGACCTTTCAGTTGGCGTCAGAGTCTGATACTCGCTTCCTTTCCAATGCTTTACATAGGTTGCTAGTCGATTCAGCCAGCCCACAGTGAAACCGGAGAGGCCATAGGCCATTGTGCCGATTACTCCGTTCGAGCCTTGTGCCTCAGGCCGATTCGCCCGTCCACCGGAGAACGTCACGGCTCTCATGTAGTCGAGTGCTTGATCGTAGATCTGTGCCTCGGTCGCCCTCGGATTCATCTCTCTTGCCACTCTTATCCCCATGAGGAACGCCGTGTGCTTATTGTGCGTCTCACTCGCCGCGAACGCTTTCATTGTCATGTTCTGAAAGTTCGTCACGCCAGACTTCATCTTGTCTCCAAGCTTCATCGTCGCGTCCTTCTCTGTCAGATAATGCAAGTCCACCGACGCGTCCGCGTTCGTGTCAAGAAGCTCCGAGAACGTCCCAGCAGACAAGTGTCCATCCGCGTGGAACTTTCTGAAAAGCCTCTTCTCCAAGCTATCCTTGATCCTATTGATCGCTCGACCCTCGTCAACAAAGCCAGCTTTACTTGCGAGCACGTTCGCCGAGTATTTCGCCGCATCCCACAACGCTCCATTCATCATGGTCGCTGCCTTGACAAAGCCGATGCCTCTAGCGACAGCTTCAGGAATACCGACCGTGTGTGACTGCGTAAGGTTCATCAGAGGCGCACTGATCGACCCGCCGAGATAGTAAAGCGAGTTGAACCTCTGAAGCCCTCTTTGCAGGTCAGAATCCGGCCGCATGTAATTATCGAGTTGTGCTCGAAACTGCTTCACATCATCAGGGAATCTCTGAAGCTCCGGATTCGTCAACTCGAACGCGATCCGCGCACGCATGATCTTCGTCGCATTGATCCTCGCAGCGGTCGAATGGAAGAGCTTCTGAGTCTCCACCATGTCCATCGAGCCTGGCACTTTCTGCCGCTGCCCATTAACGATCCCCATCTGCCTCGCGCTCTGCGTCACGTCTCTTCCTGCCTGCGCTCTCGCCAGCGTTCCTTGCACGCTAAACGCGTCTTTCAACGCGCTCTTCATATCATCCGACACGCTCTGCATCGCGTCGATCCGCTGAATCATCCGTTCCTCAAGCGAGTTCACAACCTGCAACGTGTTATCGTCAAGGCCAAAGTTCTTCGTCTCGTCATGTGGGACAGGCTCGTCGAACACGTCGAATCCTTGCTCCTTCGCGTTCTTCTTCCAGATCTGAAAGTCCTCACGCTTCTGCAACAAGTCTACGAACTTCTGGTCCGGATCCTTCGAGTTCATCGCCGTGACCTTCCACTTACCACTACGCATCATGGACAAATGTCCCGGCTTGCTCATTGCCTTGAGCTGCTCCGCTCCATTCTTCACGTCCTGCAGAATACCCAAAGCTTCCTGAAACGGGTGATCGCTAGGGACAAAGACTGTCTTACCAGTCGCGTCCACGGTCGATTTATTCACCGTCAGTCTCGCCCTGAGCACAGCCAAGTCCGTCTGTCCTTGCTTCTGCAAGTCCATCGCTTCTTGAACCCTCTGTTGTGCCTTCGTCGCCAGCTCCTGTGGACTCGCCTTCGGATCAGCTTTCACCAGCTCCAGCATTAGACTCTGCATATCCGGCACTTGCGTGGTCACTTTCTCAAACGCAGCGTGTAACTGTCTCGCCATCGGCAAGCTCTGACTCCACCGGTCTTCCGGCAGCTCACTCTGCAAGTAAGTCGCAAGCAAGCTCTGCCCAGCCTCATTATGCGCTGCGACTGTATTCTTACTCGTGATTCTCTGGCTCTCCATCTCCCTGTCAAACCAGTTCGCATTCGCCTGCTTCTCATAGTCCGACAAGTTCCTAAGCTGATCCCCTAAGCGCTTAGGGTTCCTAACTCCAGGCGGCCACTCGGGATTTTCCTTGATGACGACGGCCATGTCGAACGGTTCGGACTCGTGATTCTGTTGCCACCATTGAGCGGCGTCAGAGAGGACACGATTGAGCTTTCCGTTGACTGGGCGTTGAACAGCGCGATAGAGTTCAGCGGTTTTGCCGCGCGTTGTTAGCTTTCCGTCGGGTGTGAGACCGCCGGAGTGAGGAGCAAGCGCTTGGACTTTTAGAGCATCCTGCATCGCGCCGTGGTTGAAGACGGAGGAGACGACGGTTTTGAAGGCTGGGACTTGGTCGCCGAGACCATGGAGGTTTCGAAGCATGTAGTCCCAGACTTTCTCACCTGTTCCCTTATAGTTCTTGTCTTTTGCTCGCGCGGAGAAGAGTGGATCGATGAATTCGCCGTCGCCGTCTCGTCGGATCGCGGCAATAGATAAGTCGAAGACGTCTTGAGAGGAAAGCTTTAAGGCTCTCTGCAAGTCCTGCATGGATTGGTCGGACTTGCGGATGGACTCAAGCATTCCGTCGGTGTTCTTGTTAAAGTCGTCGACGAGTCTGGAGAAGTCTGCGGAGTAGTCATTAGAATGCAAGAAGCGATCGGCACGAATTGCTCCGATTAGCTTCTTGAACATCGAACTCATCGTGGCGAGGAAACCTTTCGCTTCTGGAGGCGCGGTCAGAGCAAGGACGTGGCCTTCTTCTTTTCCAAGCCTATGCAGCGTGTAGAGTCCGTGAGCGTTCGCGATGATCTCGTTCGGGTCTTTGTTGTCCATGACCTCACGAATAGTCTGAAGGTTACGGAACTTCTCCGGCAACGCATTGAACCAGTTCATGAGGAAGCCGTGGGCCTCGTCAGGCTTTGTGTGAGCGAGATCGACCCAACGCTTGTAGGCACGGGTGTGTTTGTTATCCTCAAGCTCGCCGCGATTGAATGAGCCTTCGATGACGTGGCCGAGTTCATGACCGAGGATCACAGCTTGGTGCCAGAACGTGTTTTCCTTATCGACTCCCTTGATGGCCGAGAGCCAGACCATGCGTGAGCGCATAGAGGCAAGGCCATAGAGTTCGTCGTTCGGATCGTCGTTGCGGAGTAGGCCGACTTTGGAATCGAAGTCCTTACCCCATGAGGCGATACGTTCGAGCTTTGGACCGAAGTAGGCGATGTCTTTCTCGGAGAAGCCGGAGAGACGAAGGACGTGATTGAGGACTTCTTGGCGGTCTGGGATAAGCGAGCGACGCTTTGGACGCGCGAGGATACCGGCGCGTTCGGCCTCGGTCAGACCGCCGCCGGAACTGCGAGCCGCCGCGAGCGTGTCCTTCTTCGCCGCTTTCTCCCTCATCACGTCAAGCTGGTCAGACAAGTGCTGAAGCACAAGCTCCGCGTCGAGCTTTCCGCTCGCCAGCGTGGCCTTGATCAGCTTTAGCTTCTCTTGTCCGAGCAAGTCCTCTGCGTCAGTGTGTTCCTCAAGGAACTTCTGCAAATGTGACTTGGCGAACTCTGCCGCCTGCTTTTCGACAGCGTTTTTCGGCTTCGACTTGATAATCTTCTCAAGCGGCTCGATAGCGACCTTTGTCTCCGCGCTCGGCTCCGTTTTAGTCACAGGCCGACCTTTGCCTCTGACGTCTGTCCTTATCGCGTCAGACTGCTTCTTGCCTTCTTCTGTAAAGTGCTTCGACTCGACCCTCCACTTGCCATAGTGCTTCGCAGGAACCCACGCGTCGATATCTTTCGACTCGTTGTCCGCCGTGTTCTTGTTAAGATAAGACGCGAACTTGTCGGCCTCCTCCAACGTCTCAAATGGACCCGCTTCGTGAATACGACCACGAAGCTCTGGCTTAGTCAGATTCTCCGCTGTCGTCTTGAGATATGCAGCAAGCTCCGTGACCTTGAAAGGACGCTCGCCGAGTTTCGCTTTGAATTTCTGATAAGACTCGATAAGCTTCTCCGCAGGCACGTCAGAAGTCTCGATAGCCTTTTTGAGCACAAAGTAGCCTTGCTTGTCGATTTCGTCCGGTGCGGTCCGAGCCTTCTCAAAGTAGTCGAACAAACCTTGCTGATGTGACTCCTCTTTCGTGAGCTTCTCCACGCTCTGTTGTTTCACTTCCTCATGCACACCTGCCGCAACGTTCGCCGCTGCTTCGCCTGGAGTATCGCCTGACTCAACATTCGACTCTACCGCCGCGTCGACATGCTCCTGCGTAGGAGGCTCTACTTTCGCCACCTCTGCTAACGTGCGAGTCTCTTCTTTGATCGCACCAATGTCTTCCGCTGTCTTGAGCTTTTCAGGCTGCACACTCCTCAGCGCCGCCATTTTCTCCGCCAAGTCTTGCAACGGACTCTTTAGCGGCTCTAAGGGCGTAGGATCGTTCTCCGCCTGACGCTTTTGCATCTCAGCAAGCTGTGCTTCGATGGCGGACTGTCTGTCGTAGACCTTTGACAACTCGTGTGTCGCCTTGATCTCCTGAACTTCTGGAGGCAGGTCTGCCGGATTGTAGTCAGACAGCGTCTGCTTTCCGTCAAGCACATCGTTCTTATATTGATAGTCTCTCGCGGCGAGTTGCTCCAGTTCTTTTCGCTTCGTCGGATCTGTCTCGGCCTTTGCCGCGTCGAGTCCGTTGACATAGTCAAGCGCGTGAGTGATCCGGATGCGATCAGTGTCTGACACTGCTGGAGCTGGTCCGAGGTCTTGCTGAGGTTCTGTTTCAACCGTGCGAGACTTGCCAATCGGCACATGCTCCGCGCGTAGCGTAGATACAGCGCCAGAGAGCATATAAGGAGCGTTTCCGAGCGTGATACCAAGAAGCTTGTCGCGCATGGACTCATCAGGATGCGGATTAAACGAACCTGCCTGATACGCGTCCACGGCGTAATTCGTAGCCTCTGCTGCTCCAATCGCACCGATCTGATGCGCGATGAAGTTCGTGATCTTGTCGCCGCCCTCGAGGACTTTTTGCACAACAAGCTTCGACGTCGGATTATCCGCCGCGGTCAGCAATTCAGCCGACTTCTCAATCGGCGTGACAAGCCCAAGTCGCGCAGCCAGCCCGCTCGCCATTTCTCCGCCCTTGCCCATGATCGGAAGCATAGCCGCGCTAAGCCCTGCACGACCGACGGAATCAGTCTTGCCGAAGGTGTTGAGGGCGGACATGCCCATCGCGAGAGGCTCGCGGAGAGAGGCGAGCGCCTTGAGAGCACGAGGAGCACCGATTTCTTCCGCTCCTGGAATGAAGAGTGAACCATAGTCGACAAAGCCGCGAGGCAAGGCCTCACCGAGAGCACGCCCAGTCTCGGGAGTCCCACCTGCGTATTCGAATGCTTTTGACATAAGACTGCCTGTGATGTCAGGCAGTCCTGTCTTCTCAAGACCCTTGTCGATCCAATAGTCGGCCTTGTGAGCCTGCTGGCCCAGCCATGAACCAGTGCCGGAGTCGAATTCGTTCGAGTCCGTCACGTCATTAGCCATGCGCGAAAAGGATTTCAAGTTGGTCTCTGCTGGCAGCGAGCCATCGGCTTGCATTCCACGGAAGAGATCGTAAACTTCTGCAAAGGTCTTGGGCATGATCGTTAGTGTTTAATCCAGTCGACTGCTGATTTTGTTGCTGGCATTGCATCGCCACCGCGCCACAGCTTGTTCATGAGTTGATCGTATAAGGCGGCTCCACCTAGCGTAGCGGCACGTCCTAGATAAGGTAGCATACCAGGGTTTTTGTGATGCAGAGCGGAAGAAGCTGCCGCGTCCATGTTCTCAGCCGTTGGTTGATACAAAGGCGAATACTCCTGCCAGTTCTTGTTCAGCGTCTCTTCAGCGGCTGGCTGCGGAGGCCCGACAAAGTCAGGCGCAGAACCGTAGCTTTGCTCCGGTGCGGCAGGAGCTTTTGGTCTGTTCATGATTGAGTTAAGCCAGTTGTATTGCGCTGGTTCCTGTCGCTGAAGCAACTCTGGCACATTAGGCTCTGCCTGTGGTTGAGGCACTGCTTGAGGAAAAGGCGTCTGTCCGCCTCTGCGTGCGGCCTCATCCCACGAGTGTTCACCACTCCCATGAGCCTTGAGCCAGTCGATTCCTGTCGGCGCGTTCTCATCAACAATCCCACCGCCCATGTTCCTCCGAACTTCCGGCGAACGCCTGTTTGTGAAGTTCTGCTGACGCTGTTGTTGACCTTGCGCCAGAATCCTCAAAAGCTCCATCGGAGGCTGAACCGCACCAGTCTGATTCACTCCGTTCTCCCAGTTGTTCTGGTTCTGCCCAGTTCCAACTGTCGCTGATCCAACGCCGCCGTAGGCAGCTGGAAGTCTAACTTGGTCCCAGTTAGGGACAGGATCGTTATTAGCCATGTTATTTAGTTTGGAGTAGCTTGTTTTTGATTGCCTCTCTTTGTGGGTCTACTGGAGCCTGTGGCATCGGCAGGTCAAGTCCCTTGTCTTGGAGGAACTTTATTAGCATCGCTTGATTTTGTGGAGTATAAGCCTGTGACAAAGCACGACTCAGATAATCAGCGGAGCGCAACGCGTTGTTCTCCGGACTCTGCTCCTCGTCATTGCGAAGCTTCCTCGTCTGCTCCTGAAGCATTCCTGTGTGCGCCTGCGACTGTGCCATTTCCAGCGGAGCCATTTCCTGATTCTGCTGGAGCTTCTGGAACAGCGCCGCGAGTTGCGCGTCCTGCATCTGACCTTGCTGATCGTCCATCATCTGTTGACGAAGTCGATCTCTGTGACTGGTTGGTTCTTGTCTCATCCGATTAGATGCATTGTTTTACCTCTCTGCAAAGGCTTTGGCGCACCGATTGAAAAGTTCATACTGCCACCGCCTCCGCCTGCTTGTCCTTGGCTCTGTCCAGACTGCGGACCTTGAGCGACAAGCCCTTGCATTCCGCGTCCTTGTTTGATCGCCTGAAGCGACTCTTCAGTCGCGTAAGGATACATCTGTTTCAGCTTGTCATGAAGTGGGTCAGATCCGTTGATCGACTGGCCTCCGACGACGCTTAACTGTCCGTTCGCCTGCCGGACGATGAAGTCCTTCGTTTCAGCCGGTGGAATGCTCGGCCCTGCCTGAGGAGGAAAAGGTGTCCACATACTAAAACATTCCTTTCCGTGGTGAGCCGTTCAAGGCCGGATTTGCTGTCTGCCCGCTCGAACCCCAGCTACCGAATGGCGACTGAGTTCCGTTCATGATCTCATCTGACGTTCTCGACGCTCGATAACCGCTGCAGCTTTTCATCATTTCTCGCAAGTGTGCCTCGTCCAAGGTCGGGTATTTGTTCCTTGGTGTGTCCCAAAGAGTCGCCTGACCGTCTTGATTCTGCAAAGGCTGTGTTGGCCCTAACGTAATGTCCATAGTTAAGCTGGTTGAGAGTTAGTGATTCCAAGGACTTCAGACCGACGATAATACATATAGCCTGTGCCTGTCGTCGTGTCAGTCGTCGTGAACTTGATAATCGAATCTTTCTTCTTCAGCGCCGCTGGTGGAATTCCGACCATCGCGTCAGAGAGGAAGATAAGCGTCTCAGTCACCAGATTCGCTGTGGCAGGCACTGTATCTCCAGGCTTGTAGATTTTAACCGCCCCCGATCCATAACCGATAGCCACGTATGGATGCGTGCCGTTAAGCGGCGACTCGTCGTGAGTTTCAACAAACTGATTCGAGTTCAAGCTCAAATCATACACGTCAACATCGACGAGGTCAATCGCCGTGACGTTCTCGATCTTATTCCATGTTTTGTCATTAAAGACAACGTATCGTGTGACTGGCATACTAGTGAGTTATTCTTGCTGTTTTATTCTGCGGATACTGTTCCTGTTGAATGATGACCTTGCCGTTTCTCGTCCTCTGCACGGTCTTGCCAGACAAAGGTCCGCGAACTTCTACTTTCGTTTTCTTGCTCATTCTGTCGTCAGTGGTGAGAGTTTCGGCGGATGCACCGTCGTTCTTTTCATCGTATAGAGACCCTGAACGTAGCCAGGCTCTTCTTTAAAGATATACGCCTGCCACGTCAGTTTGTTCGTCGCCGGATAGCGCTGGAAGTTCTTCTCGATCGTGCTATGCTTCACGCCAGCCGTGAAGACCAAGCGTGCCATGCTCGACTGTAGAGCGCTCGACGACGCCGCGCCTACGTAAGAGTTCGCCGGAACGATAACTTCAGGGTGCAGGCACTTCTGAAAGACTTCATCAAGCGTATAAGCCTTTATGACGATCTCAGTCGGCTGCGGCGCGTCACTCCGCTTAGAGACGCTAAATGGAGTCGAGCCAGAGAAATACTCATGGACGAAGGTGGAGTCTTCGTCGACGGAGTTTCTGTATCCGCGCTTCATGAAGTAGCCGCTGTTATAAGCGGAGTTGATACTGTCGATGTAGTAGAGATCGAGCCACTCGAGGATCGGCGGCCAGTAGTGTGCGTCTTTTTCCGTCTCAGTCAGGTAAGGAATCGCGGCCTCAGCAGCGGACTTTTCTTTCGTGAAGAAAAGCCGTGTGAAGCCTGGACGCTGATCGCGATCCATCTTTCGCAGGACGTAGTTCTGGAACGTATTAGGAACGATCTTGTTCGCGTAGTCGATGTCGTTGAATTGTGTGACTCCAATGACAGGATAGGTCTCCGTGATCGCGTCCGTAGGCATGATCGTTGAGATGACCTTGTCAGGGCAACGATCGACTGGCGTCTCAACCTCGAACGCGTCACGAGGCACGAAGATATTCTTCGTTAGCTGATCTGGATGACGAATCGGCATATTAGCGATTGTTGAAAGGATTGCGAGCCTGTTCGTATTGGAACACGTCGGATTCGATTAGGCGAGACAAGGCTGCATCGCGCTGCTTCTCGGGCGGCGGGAGCGCACCGTCCTGACGCGGAACGAATGTTGTGGAGAACAAGTTACAGTCGCAGACGATAGCCCAAACGAGATAGTCCGCGCCTTCCTCCGTAAGCCAGTCTGTGTAGGACTCGTTTGTGACGAAGCCTGGACAGTTAGAGTAAGGTCGCATCGTTGGGACTGCAATTGTCTCATTTGCGAATCCTGCGAGCGTGATTATTTTACCCGCCACCGCTGTGACGAGTCGTCCGAGCAGTGTCGAGCCAATGACAAGTGAACTAGGAGCGATAGACGTTAACGTGACGGTAGCAGAAGCCACATTGCTTGTCGTGACAGACACAGACGTGTTTACCAGATAGTCCGGCATCCACTGCGTCACATCCATATAGATGTTTCGCTCCGCCGCCATAATCGGGTCGATGTAGAATGTCCGACCTTGCCAGTAAGCTCGGAAAGGCCTAGACGGAACGATACCGAGGCGATCTCCAGGATAACGCATAAGCGGATCGTCCTGAAAGGCGGGCGAGTATCTCGGATAGCCTCTGAACTTGTAGTTGCGCTCCTTTTGCTTAAGCGCCAAGAGCTTCTTCTGGTCGAACCAGAGAGGGAACCAGATAGTCGAGGTCGTTGTGTCCTGAAGATAGACCGTGTCGACTGACATCACGTCACACGGCGTGTTCGTCAGCGTGTCGCCGATTTTCAGCTTCGCATCGCTCAGCGAGCCGCCACTAGTCGGGTTAACCGTCAGCCAAGCCATCGCTTGGTTGGCAACAAAGTCATGCTGCTTCTCAAGCGTTTTCCTTGCGATGTTCGCGTGCGCCATGAGCATATCCTGCCCGCCTTCAGAAGCGAGACTCGATCTACTCTGTTGCAGGTAAAAAGCTGCCTGATCTACAATTTGTCCTATTGTTGCCATGACGGTTAACTCGCGTTAGTGGTTACTTGCTCTTGCTCTTGGCCGTGCCCATCGCGCCGAGTGTGCCGAAGTTCGGATGCTTCGTCGTCTGGCGCTGGATCTGGTTCGTGCCGGTTGCGTAAGGTTCACGAGCGCCAGGAGTCAATTGCTTGGTGTCCTGAACGTTCTTGCCTTCGATTGGAGTGTCGCTATCGTATGAGCCGAGTTTCATTTTCGTTGTTCTTTGTTGGTTAGATGGTCCCGTAAACGGTCCCAGTGAAAGTGCCTGAATAATCCGCTGGCGCGTTGCCTACTGCGGACCTGAGGAGCAAGACGGAGTTTGCCACATTTGAAGCTCCAAGGACAAAGAGCGAGTCGTCACTCTTGGTGAGTGGATACGCTCCGATGACTTTTGTCAAACCCAGCGCTGAGGCTGGTATAGGATTAGCGACTGTTCCCTGACCTGTCAGAACCAAGGTAACATTGCGGAAGGAGTATTTCTTCCCGTTGTTACCTTGGCTCGTCCAGTCGTCATTGAGCGTCACTGCTGAAGAAGCGAGTGCTGCCATGATATTTCAATGTTAGACTGTGATACCCTGGAGGTTGTCGATGAACATGTGACGTTCTGGGAAGTTGACCTCAAGGCCGTATTCCGTGAGCCACTCGTCCTTGCGGCCGTCGAAGTCAGGAGCCTGACGGTTCTTCAGCAGCTCGGTGTCGCTGTCCTGGAATGCATGATACTTGACGCTTCCCATGTCCACGATGAAGGCCGAATAGCGGAACGCTGGGTTCTCTGTGAACAACGGATGCGTCTTGATCATCAGCGTGCCGAATGGAGACTCCCAGGTCGTCAGAGACATACCGTAGGTCGTTTCCTTCTCGTTGATGTTGATCGTCTTGATCGAGGACTTCTCCGCGAACTCATTGAAGACCGAGACGAAGCCAGTGCCACAGATCAGCAGCTTCTCGAACTGGCCATCACCAGTCCTGAAGAACGCACGCTCAATGATGCTGTTGAACTGCTTCTTCGTCACCGTGCCGCCGTTGAACTTCAAGATCCGCTTGTCGTCGTCCGCGTCCCAAGCCGAGGCCGTGATGTCAGAAGCTCCTGCACCGCGGTAGTTATACGTCGCCGAAGCGCCGAGTTCCCACTGGTTCAAGAAGTAGAGCAAGCCGCCCGTGGTCTTCTCGACCTTCGTCGAGCCGTCGTCCGGATCGGTCACGTTGTTCGAACCGCGTGAACCCCAGAAGGCCGACTGCTCAAGCATCGTCATGTGACGAATATGAGCCTGCTTCGCCGTGGTCTTGTAGATACCAGAAGAGTCAAACTTCTGGCCCATCTTCAAGGCGTTACGGCTGAACGGACCAACGGGCGTTCTGAAGATCTGCGTGTAGTTGATCAGCTCGATAGGGAAACGAGTTCCGCCGAGCTTCGAGAAGCCGCCTTCCACGCTCGCCGAGCCGATCGCCAGGATCTGGTAGCCATTCGCCGCTGTCGTGTTCAGATACACCGAGCCGCTTTCAGCTTCCGTGATGCGGATATCGACCGTGTTCTGTGCCGAGTAGACAACATCAACGATCGCCTTGAACGAGCGCTTAGAGGAGCTAGTTCCTGGCAGGTCCTTCGCCCAGACGACGTCACGCACGCGAAAGAGCGACGCGTCGACAACCTTCATGCGGTAGGTTGTGCCGACGGTGAAGGCGAAGCCTGCTGCGGTCAGATCAGTGCCAGGAGCGCCAGCAGAGCCGGAGGTCGTGGTGAAGGGACCGTCAGAGTTTGCCATGACGGTGTTCGACTTGGGAATGATCTCACGATCTTCGTTCCAGCCGAAGGTTTGCTTGTCCGTGGTCTCGACCTCTTCGGCCATAGACAGAAGCCCCATGAGAGGGAACTGACCATTTGGGTATTGGTAGAAGACCTGACGGCGGACGTTGTTGGACTGTGTAGCCTCCAACTGGCTTGATGTCATTAAACCGAACATGTTCGTGTGTTTTTGTTGTTAACGAGTTGCGTAGAGCGCCATGCCTGGGCTCTGTGGTTGTTTCCCTGTGTTACCGCTTCTGCCGCCTGTAGCTCCGGCACCGTTGACTGAACCGGTCATGCCGCCGGCTCGAGCCCTGTTACCACCACCACTTCCGCGAAGTTTGAACTGAGGGTTAAATTGTCTGATGAGTTGGACCGTGGCCTTAGCGATTGCCACTCGGTCCTTTTGTGCTCCTTGTGAGCGATAGCCAGACTTGGCCAAAGCGTCCATCGCCATCTGCGCGGTCTTTTCGTGACCTTTGAGCGCGGGGTCGAGCTTAGTGATGGAGGAGACAAAATTGTCATATTGTTGCTTTTCGAAGGCGGACATCGCAGGAGCGAAGCGCTCGGAGACCTGCTGGGCCTGCATCTGCGCTAGAAGATTAGCGACCGAAGTCGCATGTCCTGCCGTCCCGTCGACCATTTCTTGGAAGAACTGCGCGATTTCTGTATGATAAGTTTTCGGATCTGCACCTTCAGGCACAGGGAAGAACTTGGCGAACTTCTCTGCTTGAACTGTGTAATATTTGGTCTGCCGACGGAATTCTTCGTCAGACATCGCCTGTTGCTGCTGGTGTTGCTGAGGCATCACGCCTCGAACGCCCTCGGCTACAGCGCGAGCGATCATGTCAGGAGTGAACTGTGGCGTAGCGGTCTGCTGCTGTTGCTGCTGATTATCATCAGTCGCGCCAGAAAAGTTATCTTCTTCCGCTCCTTCGAGCGTTTCGCCCTCATAAAGAGCGAGCGCTTCTGTGTCTGGCGTGAAGTCACCACCTGAGCCTCCGCCTGAGTTGTCGTCGAATTCCTCAAACAGAGGAAAGTTAAAGCGATCTAAGTTCATATTCTTTCTTTCTACGTTGTTGTTCTTCTTTTACGTCCTTCTCCAATTCTGTAAAGTAGGCAGACCAGTATTCGTCCCTTGCTTCTGTGATCTGCAAGGCCACATAGGCGTCTGCCTGCTCTGCGTCTCGAATGTTCAAGTCGAGCCTGCTTGTTCGCGCCAGCTCCTTGGCCTCCAGAGCCTCCTTACTGAAGAGGGGCGGCAGGGAGCTGAGGTGGAACAACCTGAGGTCCTCCAAGAGCTTGGTCAGCTGGGAGTCCGTTAGGTGCTGGAAGCGTTCCTCCAGCGGCGACTTGCTGTGACTTGAACCTGTTGGGATTCTTAATCCCTCTGTATTGAACGAGTGCATCGATGAGCTTGGTAAGGTCATAGCCTGAAGACATGAGGATCTGTGGGTTTGCTGTGAGAGACGAGATCAGTTCCTGAAGCGCGACGGCCGTGTATTGCTTGTCAGAACCGGTGGTTAGATCGAAGACAAAGAAGTCCTCGTTGCCGACTAATGCGCGCGGATCTTCTGGAGCGAATCGCGCAAAGATGTCCTCTAGCATGATCCCAGGAGTTGGCGATGTCTGCCCGAAGATCTTCTGAAAGGTCTCGAAGGACAGACCTTGACGCAGGTTTGACAGCATCTTGCGACCCAGAGGCGACAAGTGTTGCTCGCAGAAAAGCGAAACGTGAAGGATCATTCGCGCAGACGCTCCCTTGTTCGCTGCCTGATTCTCCGCCGAGGATCGCCGTCCGGGCGCATACTGTCCCATCGCGTTCTCATTGATCCCAGTCACGGCCATCATCAGCTTCATCATCGCGTCCGCTTCCTGCATGTTCTGCTGGGTCGTGTCCGTGATCTTCAACTGCTGAATGAACTTGTCGATGCCTACTCGCGGCGCGCCTTTCCGCACGTAAACGATTGGCGACCTCGCCTCTAGGCCTGCCGTGTCGATCACTGACGGATCAACGACAAGATGTCGATCAAGTCCCTGACGTAAGGACATCATTCGAGCGTTGATCAGCCATGTGACAAGCTCCTGAAGCGGCCCGATTGTGTCGGACAAGGCGTTGTTCAGCTTCGAATGGATGTCAGGCGTGAACTGCGAGATGTCGTAGATGAACTCGCCGTGCGCATAGTCCATCTTTTCCAGCCGAATGATCCTATTATCATTGACCATTGTCACGTGCCAGTAGGACAAGCCCTTCGGACCGAGGCCGTATTTCGACGGGTCGATTCTGAACTGCCCATCGGTCGAGATACACATGAAATCCGCGTCACTTTCCGACGACTCATTCGGCCCGAAAGACGCGCGCATGTCCTCGAAGCGATCCTCGTCTCTTTCCGAGTTTCTGAAGTCATTCTGCTGCATCTTGCGGATCATGTTAGCGCCAACGATCGCGCCTTCCGACTCAAGCATCTTGAAATGATTGATATGGTAGGTGTATTCGTCCGCGACAAACTGTCCTTCAGCCCATCGAGTCAGCGGCAGTCGCATGTCTGGAATGATCCGGTAAGGCGAGATGTTGATAATCTCGTTTCCCTCATACGCGATGACCTCTTCTTCCGTTTCCGTCGGCCCGTTTGTCTCCTGAGGCAGAGAGAAAGGCATTCCCTCAAGCTGGATTGCTTCAGGTTGCACGACTGGCACCATCACTGTCTGCTTCTTGACCTTCCACGTTGTCTTCGTCGCGGCAAAGCCGAAGCGCACAAGGTCCAAGAGCATCTGAAAGAGCTTGACGGAGAACTGATTGTGCCTCAAGTCACGCTCAAGCACCGACTCGTTAGTCTCGCTAAGCTGATAAAGATCGTTGTCGTTTGTCTCGATCGGGAAGAAGGTCTCGTTCTGCTTGAGAAGCATGTAAGCGAACGTGGCGAACGTCATCGACTGGGTGTAGGAGGTCGGAACGATGAGCTTTTCAGGCTCGGAATTCGCCGCTGCCTCGAGGTCTTCTTCGTCGCGCAAGCGTTCGCCCTTAAAGATCTTGAGGTTCTTGTCCCACTGGTTGTATTTCTTCTTGATCTTTGAGCGCGAGTATTTGAGCATCGCACGGATGTCGTGTGCGAGCTTTTTGATGTTCTCGGGCTGGTCCTCTTGCTCCAGCATTGCGATGATTTCAGGCGTCATTTACGGTAGCGTGTTGCTGGATTGATGCGAGTCTTCCTATCAGAGCCTGGAAGGGCGCGGAAGTCGATTGAGGGAAGTGAATAGTTAGACGTTACTTCGATCTGCTTGATCCGAGGGCCGACTTTGTCCGTAGGCTTCACGTAGGGCATACCGGTGACAACGAGACGATAGAGGTTCTCCATCATGTGGTCGTCCTTGTCACGCGGCTTTCCGGTCTTAGGATTCCAGCAGTAGCGGTCGAACTCGCGCATGGTCTCGGCGAGGTTCTGAGCAAACATGAGCTTAGGAACAAGCTTGCCTGACGGCGTCTTGCGGCGTTTCATTAGCTCCTGTTGGACGCGAATGATGCCATGTGAGAGGTCCTTTGGCGCTGGCTCGACCGGAAGTCCGGCAAGCGAGAAGTAATCGGCGAGGCACGTGTTGTCTGCTGCATCGTTGTTATACGCGGCGAGTTCGAGCAGGTAGCGCTGAGGCTCTCGGCCCTCGAGAATCTCATTGATTCGCGCGACATAGACCTCGATCTCTGGGTGTTCGAAAAGCTCCATCCAGAAGTAGGTCTCCTCGTTCGGGCCTACTCCAGCGAACAGTGTGGCGTGAGGCGTGGAAGGGTGCGTGTCTGTCGCTACATAGATAGTCCAGTCGAGAGGTGGCGAGTTGAAGTCACGCCAGCCGAACGGAGTCTCTGTGTAGATGTGTTCGTCTGTGAATTGTGGATAGATCTGTCCGGTAAGTGTCGAAGGCCGACCAGAGATTCGCGTCTCGATCTGTTCCTTGGTCAGAAGCGAGGAAAGCTCCGCAATGACCTCTTCGGAGATATACGGATTGTCATGAGAGGACGCCGTGATGGTCCAAGACTCGATGTTGAACCTGCCTCGCTGAATCGAGCAGACCTTGCCGTCTTCAATATTGTCACGCTGCCTAGTTCCTGGAAGGAACAGATCATTGATCCACATCTCAGTCAGCGGCGTGCACGTGAAGATGAACGAACCGTGACGGTCCATGAGACCACGAGCATTCGCGACGAACATGTCTTGAGGACAAGGCTCGTCTACCTGAATAAAGTCCCAGTCGCCTGACTCCTGACCCATCGGGTTTGACTTGTAAGACGCAATTGTGTCCAAATGGATCGAGGACTCACCGCCCCACTTTGATTTGACTCGAATCTCACAGATCTTTCCAGACTGATTCTTCGAAATCTTCGTGATGTCATCAAGCGGCAGCATCTTGAAGAGCTTGCCTCGACCCTGACCATCCGCCTGATTCGTGTAAATTTCCTCCGCCTTGTCCCAGTCCGCGACAATGATCAGAATCTTGACAGAACGCTGCGGAATACCGACAGAAACAAACTGATTATCGTCAGAGCCAACATGAGTTCGATAAACAGTCTTATCGCCGTTGAGCACGTCGAACGTGTTCTGGTAGAACGGCCGATAGCCGATTGCCCAAGAGCAGACTTCTGCACATCCGCAGTCAGACTTTCCGGTTCTGTTACCAGCTCGGAAATATCGGCGCTTAAAGTTGCCGGCACAGTGAAACTTGTCCTGTTTTGCATGTGGTCTGTAGGCAAGAAGCCCAAAGTTTTTCACAAGTTCAGAGCGCCGCCGGAGCCGCGCGAGTTCTTCGCGCTTCTCTAGGATCAAAGCTAGTGAGGGTTCCGACATCTTATCGTTTCCAAGGTTGAAGCTCGTATTTGACTCCATCAATCGTGGCCCTCATTCCTGGCCAGATCTCATATTGAATGATATGCTCTTCTTCTCCTCCAATTATTGGATCGGGATTGACTCCGATACGCTTAGCAAGCGCTGGCGAGACCTCTCCGATCTTTCTCTGCGGCCCGACATCTGCCACTATCGCCCATGACTGCTGACTTGTCCGCACATTCGTCGCTCTCGCCAGACAACCGAGCACCGCTCCTCTCGCCTCTCTGATTATGACCGGAGGCACTACGACATATGGGACTGTTTCCGCATCTATCGCCTTGCCTTCGTGATGATACGACGTGTCTGACTGCCAATAAGGATCATGAAAAGGATTCGAGCCGCCATCGCAGTCAATATCTGCATCAGCCAAGAACAACACGCGCTCATTGTGCGTTGTGTCGAGGTAAATAGCACAATTCTGAATGATGGCGATGGTCCTTGTCATCTTCGTCTCAGTTCACTGCCTCGGCTTTCGCCACAACGTGTAGCTTGTAGCTGATTACAGAAATTAGCACGTCTAAGCCCACAGCTCCGAGAGAGATCAGAGCGCCAGAGAGAGTTTCGACGTTTGCTTCGACACCGTTCTTAGCCGCGATGCCGGTGAAAGCAAGGGCGAGATAGGAGGCTAGGCGGGTGAGGAGCTTGAGGCCGGCGCCTTGTGCGATCGGAATGAGGGAAACGATCAGGCGGTTTTGGATCCAGGCAGGAAGTGAGGCGGACGGAGGTGGAGAAGGGGGAATGTTCGCAGGCATGAGGAGTTACTTTGTGAGGTTACGCTCGATTCTGTTCAGTGTGGCCTCGACAAGACCGAATTTTTCCTCGAAGCGAGCGATGCGCTTGTCGTGATCGGAGAGTTGGACTTGCAGTTTTGTTTCAAGGCCAGAGATTTCTTTCGTCGTTGCGAGGCGGATCATGCCGAGGTTCTCTTTTATGTCCGACTGCGCTGCGAGGACTGCGAGGTTGTCGTTTGTCTGACGCTCCGCGACTTTTGAGATTATGTTGTAACACTCGCAGCCGAGCCAAGACGCGAGGCCAAGCGCAATGGCGACACCGAGTCGATAGATGTAGAGCCAGTTAGAGCGGTTGGCTTCGTCGTCCTTGATTGACATAGGAGAAGCTATTTGGCGAGGAGGTTGCGGAGGACGCTGGAAGAAGCGTCGGAAGGTTTTGCGACTGGAGCGGCGGC